ACGACTGTGACAAATTAGACAACTTCGAAACGATAGTGGACTTAAACCATTATTACCAAATCATCAACAAGAAATTGGAACGGTGGGTGTGATGACACATGTTTATAGAATTCATACCAGGTCAAAAACACGCAGCAAAAAACGCAGATGTTTCAGATAAACACGACCACTTCAAAGATGCAGGGTATGTCATTACTGAAAATGATTTGATTGTCGATATAGATTGTCTTGAGAAAGATGTAATTCAAAAAATGGTAAGTTTGTTCAATATTAAAACTCAAATCGTTTGGACTGATCGTGGCGCACACCTTTATTTTAAAAAACCTCAAGGTTTTAGAGGGAGTACAAAAATTTGCCCTTTAGGGTTCGAAGTTGAATACAAACATTTTACAAACACTAAATACATCACTATCAAGCGAGATGGTGTAATGCGTGAAATCGAAAACGAAGGAGTACGAGAAGATTTACCACCGTTTCTTCATTCAAAGAAAAGACTGGAATCATTACTTGGATTAGATGAAGGAGAAGGTCGAAATAAGGCTTTATTTGCTCATAGAATGAAGATAAACGAAGTTCCGATGTGGCAAAGTGTCTTGAGGTTTATTAATAATAACGTTCTCTCTACCCCACTTTTAGAAGATGAATTTCAAACCATCTCTCGTGATGTAAAGGTTGTCGCAGGTAAAGATGATGAGCCTGCTGTTGCGGATTTCATCATGACAAAATACAAAGTTGTGAACTATTTGGAGAATCTGTACTTCTATCAAAATGGTGAATTTATAAATGATGAAGCTAAATTAAAACGGTTGGTGTTTGCAGAAGTTGGTTTACAAAAAACAAGATATGTAGACGAGATTATCAAGCAACTGCATTATAGAGCGCCACTCATTGACGTTAATAAACAATTTGATATTAAGTTTCAAAATGGTGTATTACGAGATGGAAAATTCATCGAAGTGGATTATCAAGATTTTACACCATATAACATCGATATTTCATACTATGCTGATGCTGAACCTGTGAAGGCTGTTGATGATTATATCAATCATTTAACAAACAACGATAAAGACTATCGAAATAGGTTGCTAGAAATATTAGCACACCCACTTATCGTGAATAAAGAGTTTAAACGAATGATGGGTAAGTTCTTCATTTTCGTTGGTGATGGTGGTAACGGAAAAGGTACGCTGTTAACCATCATTCGAATGATATTAAACAAAAAGAATTGTACAGGTTTGAGTATCGACAACCTAAGTGATGAGCGTTATTTCACAACAATGCAGGGGAAGTTGGCGAATCTTGGTGATGATATTCAAGACCAAGCAATTAATCAAGAGCAAATGAAGCATTTAAAGAATATTAGCACATGTGACTATGTAGCAACGAGGGAGTTATTCAAGCAATCTAGAGAGGTTGAATTGACAACAACTCTTATTTTTACAAGTAATCATATTTTGAAGTCTTTTGAAAAAGGTGAATCATATAAACGTCGTGTCGATTGGTTGCCGATGTATTCAAAACCTAAAAAGAAGGATAAGAAGTTCATCTCAAATCTAACAACAGATGGAGCACTTCAATATTGGTTGCGATTGATCGTGGAAGGATATTTTAGGTTGTATGAAAATGAGAAGTTCACTGAATGTGAGTTGGTCAATAAGTTTAACGATGAGTATCACGCAGAGAACAATAGTGTTCTTCAATATCTTCAAGACTATGATAAAGGTTATTTCGTGGGACGTAGAAGTCCAGAATGCTTTGAAGAATACGAGGTTTGGGCAGAGGAAAACGGGTTGAATGTACAAAGTAGGAAGTTATTTGTTCAAAGTTTATACGATGTACATGGGTTATCGCTTGGGGTTAGGAAAATTAACAATAAAGCAGCTAGAGTATTCGTTGAAGATTCAAATGAAAGGTAAGGTAAATGGATAACTTAATCGAAAAACATAAAGGTAAAGTCCAGTATTTCATCAATGAAAAAGATGAAGTGGTGAAGAAATGCTGTACATCTTGTTATGAAATAAAACCGATCGATGAATTTTACAACCGTAAAAAAGGTATTGGTGGAAAAACACCAAGATGTAAAATCTGCGCTTACGGTTTAAATCAACAATATTTACAAAACAGTGTAAATAAACCTAACCCAAAGAAAGTACAACGTCCAGGAACAATGAAATACAGTGAATATAAAAAGAAATTGTTAAATAAGTAGTGAACCTCTTAAACCGTTGATATCAATGGTGTTCGGGACTTATTCCCTATGAGTTTATAAAAAGGGCACATTTTTAACTACCGCCCTTTTTTTCAACAGAAAAACAGGGAATACATCAAGGTTTCTGTAACTTTCATTGTTTTTGTAACCTTTTGTAACCTTTTTGTAACCACCTCAAACCCTTGATACATCTATCTTTTATCTATATAAGTTACAAAGTTACAAAAATATATAAGATATATTAAATGTTTAAAAAAGTATCTTTAAATTGGTACCAATTTCATTAATTTATAGTATAGCTTTAAAAATATTTTTGTAACTGTAACTTTTGAATAAAAAGTGGGTGTGAACCCTTGGTATTACTGTATTCCTTGGTTACATTTTTTATCTACTGAAATTGTAACCAATAGAGAAATTGAGAAAAGGAGTGTTCTTATGACTGCATCTGTAAAAGGTATGACAGTGTGTACACCTGAGTTTCATAGAACTGTTAAACAGAATGAAAATAAAGTTGAAATTCTAGATAAGTTAATCCAACTAACTAATGAATTGTGTAATTTGGTTGGTGAAAATTCTATCAACAACACTACCGAATATAACTTAGCACGAAATCAGTTGAAAGACATTTTTGAATTATAGCTGAAAAGAATAAAAGTACGTATGAGAAGAAAGAGGTTAAAAGCATGACAATAGAAGAACAAATCTTAGCAAATCCAGTATTGAGAGAGATGAAAAATTTACTAGAGTTACAGACTGCAAAAGGTATTGCCAAGTATGGAACAACTGTCAATCCAATGGATCATTACACTATTGAGTGGTTGAAACACTTCCGTGAAGAAATGATTGATGGTGCCGTATATGCAACTGTAGTAATTCAAAAATTGGAGGAAATGCAGAAGGGAGAATGAACAATGGAAGAAACAAAATGTCAAGTATGTACAACATATGAGGCTTTCGAAAATTTAATTGAAATCGGCACTGAACCTAAGCAATCCTTTCATATTGTTGTATCACAGTTAATTGCAAACGCGTTAGAAACAGCTATTGAGGAAGCATATGACGAAGGTTATGAAGTAGGTTTCAAAGAAGCTTCTAATGATATAGCTGAAATCGTTGGTTCATATTCGAAAGCTGTAAATGAAGCGTAAGAAAATGATCAACAAATAATAAAATGAAATAAACAAGGTAGGTGCTGCACATGCCTACGTTATCGCGTAGTGAAATACAGAACATCGAGAAATATTGGATTGAATACGAACAATATAAAAAGAAATTGCAATACCGTGAATGGGAGTTGTTGCATCCACATAATCAAGGTGGTGAAATGGTCGGTGGTCGTAGTAATACGATTTCTGATACTACAGCTAAGAAAGCTATGGTACTTGCTAACGATGCCTATTATCAAAATTTAAAGCGAATCATCAAGACTGTGGAAGACCTATACAGCGAGTTAGATGAAGATATGCGAACGATCGTAGACATGCGTTATTGGGATAAGGATGGCTGTTATGAATGGGAGGACATAGCTGACAAGTTGTATATTTCACGTCATAAGGTTCTTCGTAAAAGGAACATCCTTATCGATAAAACAGCAGAAAGGATTGGTTGGGTATAAAAGTGAACTTGTTAACACCAGGGAAGTTCGCAAAAAAGTGTAGTAAATTGATATTATCAAGGGTACTTAAATACGAGTACCGTTTTTTATTCTTAAAATTAAGGAGGAATTGAAATGGAAAACACATTAAAACAAGAAAACTTACAATCTTTATTAGGGGGAAAGGCGGTCAAGCATGGAACAAATCCAAACAATCCATTAGGCACAACAATGCTTATAACTGATGGAGATAGTACAACTGGTTTTCTCTTGAAAAAGGAAATTGCTAGTGGAAGTATATCTGATTTTTTAATCTATGATTTTGAAACACCGCAAGTTATTGATAAATATAAAGTTTATATTGAAAACTATAAAGGTCAGTCGGTATCTCTCTATTTTCTTGATGCAAAGGGAGCTGTCTTATATTCACAAGAAGATAGACTTGTGCCTGGAGACAATCAAATATATAGTCTTCCGAATAGAATAAGTGGTGTAAAAAAAGCTTATATTTGGAATTCTGATGGAAGTAGCAAAGGGGAGGATTATAAAGTAATAGAATGGGATTTATATAAAGACCCTTCTTTAGATTTAAAGTCAGAACGAGCAATTTTGAGAATCACTTTAATTAATGAAGTCATTAAGGAATATGATCTTTCTGCTCAAGAATTAAAGGCTTTTATTGATTGGTATAATGCTAGAACCAAAGGAACTGGTTTAGAACAATATCCATTCTTAAAAACTTGGAATATGGGACCATTTTCTAATCGAACGGAATATGTAATCTACAGTAAAATTCTTATGTTTGAAGTTGATGAATATTTTATTTGAATGTAATTAGTTTTGAGGCACCTTTTTATTAGGGTGCCTTTAAAATTTCTTGTTTGCAGTAAAGCACTCCAATATAATTTTATTAAGCAATTAGCATAATAGGTGATGCTATTGATTGAACGCAAATTAAACCCAAAACAAGCATGAGAGGCTACTAAATGGTGGTCTCTTTTTATATCAGATTCGTATTATTGGCACATCATTCCATTTATCCTATGATAGATAGGTAGATGGGGGATGAAAGAAATGCCGAGACATGGAGAAATAATCAGTGATGAGATTATTTGTGAACGTGAACAATGCAGGAAAACATTTACTTGGTTGTATCAATATACAGAACGAGGAAATATTGATGCATTTGTAATACCAAAACCTAAAGTAAACGAATCGATAGTTAGAAATTATGATGAACAATCAAAACAAGCAATGGTGTATTGTCCGCACGAAGGTTGTGGTAAACCGAACTACTTTAAATTAAATATTTAATACATAGAAGGTCACATCTAACAAGGTGTGGCTTTTATTTTGGCCAAAGGTGATGCTAATAAATTTGTAGTATAGTTTTGGTTCTTATTAGTTTTGTTGGTGTATTATACCTTTTGTATTATAATAGTGCAGTATTGGAAGTTTTGATACGAAAATAAAACTTCAAAAATATACTGTAACGAATAATATTTAAGGGGAGATTGTTGTTAATGGATAAGTTAGATAAGCACTTTTTTCAACCGAAAAAATTCAAAGATATTATAGATACTGCAAAAATTGTAATAGATACAAATGTTCTTTTAGCAGCATATCAGTATCGGGATATAACATTTAACGAATTAATAAATACTTTAGAATCGTTAAATCAACAGGAAAGATTAATAATACCTTCCCATGTTTTAAAAGAGTTCTTTAAAAATAGGCCAAATCAAATAGTTGAGATAATTCAAACTGTACAACAGGTTAAAGATAGTTTGCCAAGTATTAAAGAAATAAAAAATATAGAAACAAAAATTCCGAGTTTAGATTATTTATCCTGTAATGAAGAGATACAAAAGGCAGAAAGTGACCTAGGAAATTCTTATAAAAAATATAATGAAAACTTAAAAGAATATAGAAAAAAACTAGCAGAATTAATAAATGAATTAAAATCTTTTTTTAATAGTGATCCTATTCTTGAAAAATATGAAGAAATTTTTAAAAATTCATATTATAACCCAGATACACTAAAAGATTATGAAGAAATGATAAATGATTTTAATAAAAGGGTGAAAAAAAATATTCCTCCAGGCCTTAAGGATGCACAAAAATCTGAAAATCGTGAGGGCGACTATATTATTTGGGAACATATTTTACAAATAAAAAATAGTGATGTGATATTTATCTCAGCCGACAATAAGCCGGACTGGGTATATAAAGAACCTAATGGAAATCTAATTAATGCAAGACGAGAACTGGTGGAAGAATTTTATGAAAAATCTATTGGGAAAAGTTTCTGTATTGTACATCCATCAGAATTTCTTAAAGTATCTAAACCAACAATTAATAATGAGGTAATAGAAGATTTGAATAAATTAGAAGAAAATGCGAAAGAGGCCGACAAGGCAGTTCTTGAATACTTTGCGAATAAAAGTAAAGTAATAAGTACTTCATTATTACAGGATGAATATGGATCTTCTAGACTTAAAAGATTACTGGACGTGAATATGAATAACAACGTTGATTCAACGGAAGGTTACCGAAAAGGAACGAATTACCATATGGATAAGGCGCTTCGAAGTATTGTAGATAACACACATTTCTATTTTGAAGTGTTAACAAAAGCTGATACTATTGCAAAGAATAGGGATTTATCAAATTATGAAAAGGATAGTCTATATAAAGATTTAGCACATTGGGTAGAGATGCAAGTAGACGAGTATTTATTATAATTTTAAAAAAGCCACCTACTATTGAAAGGGGCTTTTTATTATGCAATTAACTATTAATTGTGGAGGGATGAACAATGAAGATTGGTTATAGATGTATGGACAATCCTGCTCATTCATTTAAATCAAGAAGCAAACACATGGATGGTGTCCGTTGTCCGATGTGTCAATGTCCAGTGTTACCTACAGGTATGGATGAAGATGAGTACAATCAATTACCTTATTACCAAGACTTGAAGAAGCAATGTACAGATTCTAAAAGAGAAGCTGATATAAAGCGATTAGAGAGTATTAAATCCTTTGGTAGATTTACAAGAACAAATCGAGATGGTCCAGGTGAAATCGTTAGTTGTGTTCTTAAAGAAGATTTTGATTGGTTAGTAGAACAACTTGAAAAGCGAATGAAGAAGGATATATGAGAGGAGAATGAACAATGGCAAAGGTTGAAGGAATCACAATTGAATTAGGATTCGATGACAAATCTAAATTGAAGTTACGAGCAATCGCTAAGCATGTTGGTGCATTGGCTGATGAGTTAGATAAGATTGATAACCTTAAAGAATGTGAAGCGTGTGGTTCTTATAACACAGTAACAGAAACTTTAGCAGATGGTGAAACACGCGAAGTTATAAGTGTATTTAAAAAGTGTGATGATTGCGGTAATGAATTACCAACACGATTAGAAGGTAGCGACTAACATCATGCAAGAATACAAATCACTCGAACAAAAGCGAAAGTTCTACGACAGTGGTGATTGGAAACATATTCGTGCTGAAGTAAAGAAACGCGACAACAACGAATGTCAGGAATGTAAACGTAATGGTCTTGTACGAATCGATGATGCAAATGAACTCAACAAAGATGGAACACGAAAGAAGATTCAACTAGTGGTCCATCACATCAAAGAACTAGAAGATCATCCAGACTTGGCACTCGACATTAACAATCTCGAAACACTTTGCGTTGATTGCCATAACCGCATTCATGGTCGAGTATTCAACAAACCAAACAAATGGAGAGGTGACGAGAGGTGGTAACTACAATGACATTTCAAGAAGCAATGGAAAATGAATGTACGATATTTGTAGCTAACGCGATAATCGCTGAGCAATTAAAAAAGAAATACGGCTATCACAAAATCAAAAGTATTAAATCTATATGTATCGATGGATTAAGACGAGTTTACATTGATAAAAACATTAAGTGGATGACAGAAGTAGAACGAATTGAAAGTAGCATTAAACCATTCGGAGTTATCTATGGAGATATACCCCCCGGGTAAAAGGTTTTGCGATTTCCTGAAACCTGGGCACCGGTGATGGGCTGTACTCGCAAATGTTTTTTGTTTGTCGCGCGCGTAGGGGGATGCAATTAAGGGGGGAGGGGTTAACATGCCAAATACTTTAGAACAACTTAGAGCGCAATTGATGGCACGAATTGATACAGATAATTTATTGGAAATCGACAAAGTAGAACGATTGGTAATGTTGCGGAAATTAGATAAAGCATGTGATGAAGCAATTGAACGTGATGGCGCAACAATTACTATTAAAAACGGTACGCAACGCTTTATCAAATCGCATCCAGCGCTAAATGACAAAGCTAAATTAAACTCACAGATGATCACACTAGAAAAAAGTATTGATTTTAAGGAAGGTAATTTAGTTCCTTCCCCTGCCGCATCACCTGTGGAAGGGAAATCGGATGGTTACAGTCCAAGTGATTTAACGTGAGTAATAATCAAAAATACGTAGATGAGTACATTCATCTATATGAGACAAACCAAATCAAATTAAATAAAGAACGTGTGCTTTTAATCGAATTCGTCAAAAAGAACATTACCGAAAATGAAGAAGTATATTTCGATGATGAACTGATTGATAAATGTATTGCGTTTGGTGAGAAGTGGTATTTCCCATTAACTGCATTTCAGAAATTTTTAATAGCATTCGTTTTTTTATTTTGGAAAAAAAATAATCGCGTTGTCTTTCGTAAATTCCTTTGGATGCTTGGTCGAGGTGGTGGTAAGAACGGTTTAATTACTGTTATTTCTAATTTCCTTATTAGCGAATTACATGGCATTGAAGATTACAACATTTCGATTGTGGCCAACTCAGAAGAACAGGCGAAGACGTCAGTTGATGAAGCGTACAAATGTGTGAAAAAACATAGTATATTGCAGCAAGCTTTCAAGGCGACGCTCACTAAAATTACATCAAAGAAAACAAATTCTATTTTTACTTTCCGTACGTCAAATGGCGGTACAAAAGATGGTTTACGAGATGGTGCTGTAATTTTTGATGAGATCCATCAATACGAAGATAACAAAGATGTGCGTGTACATATTTCGGGCCTTGGTAAAAAACCAAATCCACGTGAATTTTACATCGGTACAGATGGTTATGTACGTGATGGATTCTTAGATAAGTTCAAAGAAAAGGCGATGAAGGTACTTAATGGTGAGACGCGATGGAATTCGTTATTTCCGTTTATTTGCAAGCTAGATGATGAATCGGAAATGGATAATCCTGAACTATGGGAGAAGGCCAATCCGATGTTGTGTGAACCGCGATCTGATTATGCACAAGGATTACTTGATACGATTCACGAAGAATACGAGGATTTAGAGGATGACCCTTCTAACTACGAAGAATTTATAACGAAACGTATGAATCTACCAAAAACAGATTTAGAAAAATCAGTAGCGACATGGGAAGAAATTGAAGCAACAAACCGACACTTGCCCGACTTACAAAATGAAGAATGTATAGGTTGTTTGGATTATGCGAGTATTCGAGACTTTGCTGCATGTGGATTATTATTTCGCGACAAAGAAGAAAACTACTTATTCAAAACACATTCGTATGTACGAAAAGAATTCGTTGATAAGCATTTTGCATATTCAAAAAAACAGAATGATAATCTAAAAAATCAAAAGAAATTGGCGCCAATTCGCGAATGGGAACAGCAAGAGTTATTAACAGTTGTCGATGGCCCAACAATCGATCCACACATCATAGTCCAATGGTTTGTCAATATGCGCGAACATTATATCATCAAAAAAATTGTTGCGGATAATTTTAGAATGGAAATTTTGAAACCACTGTTTGAAGCAGAAGGATTTGAAGTTGAGATTATACGTAATCCACGTGCCATCCACAGTTTATTGGCACCGCGAATCGAAACGGCATTTGCTCAGAAGAAAATAATGTTTGGTGACAATCCATTAATGCGTTGGTATACGAATAACGTACTCGTTATTATCGATAAACGTGGCAATAAAGAGTATGCAAAGAAAGAACCGATTAAACGCAAAACTGACGGATTCCAGTGCTTTGTGCATGGTATGTATCGAGCTGATGAAATTGTAGTTGGTGGCACGTTCGCGTTTGCTGATATCAATTTCTAACAAAGGAGGTGAGATACATTGGGGATATTCGAAACGATTTTTAGCAAAAACAAAGCGGTTGAATTTTCATTTGACTTGGATTTTATGCAAGACAAATCAAAGCGTTTATACATGAAAAAGCTCACACTCGATACATGCGCTTCGTTTTTGGCACGTACCATCGGACAGTCTGAATTTCGTGTGAAAGAAAATGGTCAATTTATAAAAGATGAATTATATTACCGTTTGAATCTGAGGCCAAACAAAAATCAGACTGCTAGTACATTTTGGCAAGATATCATTTGTAAATTAATTCATGAGAACAAAGCGCTTGTTGTGCAATCGGATGATGGTGATTTACTAGTAGCTGATAGTTTTATGCATACCGAATATGCAGTTTTTGAAGATACTTTTACAGATGTAACCGTCAAAGACTTTACGTTTCGGCGCACGTTCAAACAAAGTGATGTTATGCATTTACGATATAGTAACGAATCGTTAGCACCTTTAATCGATGGGATGTATAGCGATTATGGCGAACTATTCGGTCGTATGTTAGCGTCACAAAAGCGTAAGAATCAGATTCGTTCAACAGTAAAAGTCGATGCTAACACTGCTAAAAACGCAGATGCTTTAGCGAAATTACAAGAATTCATCAACAAGATGTATAAAGCAGTTGGTGAAAAAGATGTTGCAATCATGCCAGAACAACCGGGTTTTGAATACAAAGAGCATTTCAGTGGCAGTGGTAACGGTATTCAATCGATTGATGAAATTAATAAAATAACAAACGGCTTTTTCGACCAAGTTGCAACAGCTCTAGGTATTCCATTACCACTAATTCGTGGTGATATGGCGGATGTTGAAAAGGTTACGAAAAATTATATGATGTACACTATTAATCCTCTACTCAAAAAGATTCGCGATGAAATTAACGCGAAATTTTTCGAGAAGAAGGATTTTTTAAATGGTTCACAATTGGATATTAAGCCGGTTTCTTATCAAAATATTTTCGACTTGGCGAATGCAATTGATAAATTGCGCTCATCAGGTGTTGTAAATGGTAATGAAATCCGCTCAGAACTAGGTTTAGAAATTGTAGAGGACGCTATTATGGAAGAATACTTCATCACGAAAAACTATCAAACAAGCTCACAGGCATTTGAAGGAGGTGAAAATAAAGATGAAAAGACGGTTTAATTTTAAAAACCAACAGTACAACCAGCAATTAGAAAGCATTCCGTACAATTTCGGTGTCGTCCACAAGGATGATGAGGGTATTACTGAACTAACGATTTACGGAGATATTGGTGAGTCATGGTATTGGGATTCGACATCAGCAGTTGATGTTGACAATGCTCTTAAAAACGCAGGTAACAACGACATTGTTGTGCATCTTAATTCTCCTGGTGGATCAGCATTCGATGGCATCGCGATTTATAATCGATTAAAAAATCATGAAGGAAAAGTAACAATTCATGTTGATGGGTGGGCATGTTCAGCTGCATCTGTAATTGCTATGGCAGGTGATGAAGTTATTATGGGAGCAGGCGCTATGCTGATGATTCACGAAGCTTCTAATATTGTTTGGGGAAGTAAAAATGATTTCCGTAAACAAGCTGATTTACTTGAAAAACTAGAAGACGGTATCATTGATATCTATATGCAAAAAGCGAACATTAGTCGTGAAGAAATTCGTCAAAAGGTTGATGATGAAACTTGGTTTAGTGCGAACGATGCATTAGAAATTGGTTTCGCTACTTCAACTGCCACCTCTTCAACTGTGGAAGACAACACAGAAGTTGAGCAATTGAAAGCTCAAATGCAAACGATGCAAAATGAATTAAATAAATTAAAAAATACGGAACCAGTAAAGCCTGTAGCACCTGTTACAAATAACAGTGTTCGCAAGGCTTTTTTAAATATCTAAAAATCGGAGGAATGTAAAAATGGTTATTAAATTTAATAAATCAGAGGATTTTAAAAATGCAAAGGCAAAATTAACAGCAGTATTAGCAAATGAGGCAGCAACACAAGAGGAGCAATCACAAGCATTCGAAAACTATTTCGATGTATTACAATCAGAAGTTACAAACGCGGTTGCTACACAAGTAAACAATGAAATGTTAGATCGTTCAGTTTTACAACAACGTGGTCAAAATGTATTAACTTCAGAGGAAACGAAATTCTTTAATGCAGTTGTAACATCTGGAGGATTCTCAGATGATTCAATTCTACCTAAAACAACAATTGAACGTGTATTTGAGGAGTTAGCAAACGAATACCCATTACTTGAGGCATTAGGATTACAAGATTTAGGTGCGGTTACTCGTTATATCGATTCGGATCCAACAAAAGCATATGCATGGGGCAACCTATTCGAAGGTATTGCTGGTCAAGTATCTTCAGCATTTAGCGATAAAGAAGTTGGTCAACTTAAATTAACTGCATTTGCCGCTATTCCAAACGACATGCTTGAACTAGGTCCGGTTTGGGTTGAACGTTATGTTCGTACATTACTAGTAGAATCGTACTCAACAGGTTTAGAGTATGGATTTGTAAACGGTCATGGAGCAACTCAAAAAGAACCGATTGGACTTATGAAAGATGTAAATGTTAGTACTGGTGCCATTACTGACAAAGTTTCAAGCGGTACATTAACATTCGCACCTTCTGAATTCGGTGAAATTGTTGCAGGTGAATTACATGGTGTTATTTCTGCGTTGTCTGTAGATTCAAAAGGAAAGAAAGTGAAGGTTGGTGGTAAAGTCGTGATGGTTGTTAATCCAACAGATGCCATCGCTGTTCAATTCCGAAACACAATTCAAACAGCTAGTGGTCAATGGGTAACAGCTTTACCATATAACATTCAAGTTGTTGAATCTGATCAAATCCCATCGAAAAAAACATTGTTCTTTGTAAAAGGTCGTTACAATGCACGTTTAGCAGGTGGTGTAAAGGTTAAGAAATTTGACCAAACATTAGCGATTGAAGATGCAACACTTTACACATTAAAACAATTTGCTAATGGTGAGCCAAAAGATAACAAGGCAGCTTTACTCTATGACTTAGATATTCAATTCAATACATCTGTGCCGACTCCTTAATTTTAGGGAGTCTGTATTTTTAGGAGGGATTAAATGACTCACAAAGTAGTTAGTCGTTTCAAAGAAACTAAGCATGATGGTCATATTTATGAGATCGGTGATAAATATCCTGTGGAGGGCAAGAAGGCGACTAAAGCTCGATTGGAAGAGTTATCGACTACGAAAAATAAATGCAACCAAATCTTCATTGAGGAAGTCAAGCAAACTCCTAAAGTTGAGGAGTGATATAAGTGGATAGTATTACACAAGAAATATTAGAAGAATTTAAACTTCGTATGAAGCTTGGTGATGATGAGGATGACAATTTAACACGTATCTTAAAAGCTTCCGTAGAAGACTTACAAGACATTTGCGGTGATTATGATATAAACACTAGTGAACGCTTTAAAGAGCTTGTATTTGAGCGCTCACGCTATGTTTACAATGATGCACTTGAATACTTCCACAATAACTTTCTAACGCAATTAAACAACCTTAGTATTGCAAAAGCACTTGAAAGTAGTGAAGTCGATGAAACAGTTTAAATACAATGAAAACAATCATTCAGGCTTGTATTGTCATTGGATTTTAATTCGAAAACGCACCTTGACTAAAGATGAATTGCTACAAGAAATCGAAACGTTTGAGGACTACGGAGGCTATTGGGCCATGGTTAAAACGCTAAAAGGTAGCGAAATAATGGGGGCCGGAAGAGAGCAAACAAAAGTCGAGAAACGTTACGTATTAAAGTATGCAAAATCATTAGATGAATTTATCAATAGTGAACATACAACTTTTGAAGTGGTCCAAAAGGGTGTTGCATATGATGTTAAAAGCGCCACTAATGATGATGATATGAATATTACTGTCACTATTGTTGTAGAAGGGCGGTCATAACATGGCAACGAACATTAATGATATCGCTACTGAAATCAATCGCACTCTAGCAAACTATGCTCATGGTGTTGGTGAAGACATAGAAAAAGTTGCTGAGAAAGTTGCTAAGGAAGGTGCGCAGCAACTCAAAACAAGAAGTCCAAAAAGCCCTGGCGGTGGCGATTATGCTAAAGGTTGGCGAGCGAAGAAAGTAGGTAAACAATGGGTCGTTCACAATGTTAAATATCAACTTACTCATTTACTTGAAAAAGGACATGCGAAGGTAAATGGTGGTCGAGTTGACCCAAGGGTCCACATAGCACCTGTTGAAGATGAAATGATTGATCAGTTTATAAAAGGTACAGAGGAGGCGATAAGAGGGTGACGTTATCAGAGTTAGCTCAAAAACTAAAGGCACTTGGTTATCCAGTCGCTTATTCTCATTTTAAGTCAGTACAAGTTCCGCCATTCATCTGTTACTTAGTTGTGGACGGCGATACCTTCAGTGCTGATAATACAGTTTTATCAAAAACCACTTATGTTGACATCGGATTATATGTAGTCAATAAAGATTTGGCTGCAGAGAAAAAAATCGAAGATATGTTAAAAGAAAATGAACTCCCTTGGTCTTACGATGAGATTTTCATCAAAGACGAGGGAGTTTTTAAATGCACATATTCAATTACTTTAATTAATTAAAAGGAGCGATTAACACTATGAAAGAAAACAAATACCCAATGTTAATGCCATTAGATATTCAAATGTTTGGAGAAAACAAAGTACGTTTTGGCTTAAAGAACGTCCATTATGCAGTAGCAACAGAAGCAGCGGATGGAAAATTAACATACGGAACACCGGAAAGATACCCTGGAGCAGTTTCATTAAGCTTAGATCCACGAGGTGAAACATCAGAGTTCTATGCAGATGATCGTGTTTTTTATGCAACATCAGTAAATAACGGATATGAAGGCACTTATGAAGCTGCTGAATTACCTTTGAAGTTCCGTACAGAGGTATTAGGAGATGAATTAGATGAAACATCAGGAATTCTTACAGAAACAGCAAATGCAAAGCAGAAAACAATCGCTTTAATGTTTGAATTTGATGGCGATGTAAAGGCAACGCGTCATGTATTGTATAACGTTACTGTAAGTCGTCCAGGAACATCCGGTGAGACAAAAACAGAGTCTACAGAACCAACTACACAAGAATTATCGTTCATTGCTGGGCCAACTGTTGATGGTGTTGTTAAACGTGCTACAACTGGTACAACGACACCTGCGATTTATGACGGATGGTATGCTAAAGTATTTGAACCAACAGAGGTACCAACACCTTAATGATCAATTGTGGAGGGCAAATAGATGGAAATTACATTAAATATTGATGATAAACCAGTTAAATTTAAATCGAGCGGTGCTGTAACAAAACGTTATAAAATGCAGTTTCAACGTGACTTCTTTGCAGATATAGCAACTTTAGGTATTACAATGGCAAAGGAAGATATTAAATCAACAGATAACGAAAAATCAATGGAGTTCATGCGTAAAATCAATTTTGATTTATTCTTAGATATTGCATGGGTGTTTGCAAAAACAGCAGATAAAACAATCCCTGATCCACTGACTTGGTTAGACTCTTTCGAGACATTTCCTATCATTGAAATTTTGCCAGAATTGCAAGATTTAATTGCACTTACAATTAGCTCTAAAAAAAAATAGATAACGATGGTACGTCTACAGGAGATCCATTCTCTACAGAGACGTACCTTTATTTATGCAAAGAATGTGGATTAACACATGAAGATTTAGAGACGATGACCATTGGCATGACGCTTGATTTTATAGATGAATACTTAGAAAAGAAAAATCCAAACAAAAAAGAAAAGAAAGCTGTTCGTAAAGCATCACAAGCTGATTTCGACTCATTCTAGCACTTGCCTTTTGGCAGGTGTTTTTTATTTGTACAAAAGGTAGGTGAAATGAATGTCAAATAGTCGAATAAAAGGTATTACGATTGAATTAAACGGTGATACAACCGGGTTAACTGATGCGCTGAAAGATGTAAATAAAGAAAGTAATAAGGTTTCTAGCGAGTTAAAAGCGGTCGAACGAGGATTAAAATTTGATCCCGGAAGCACTGAACTAATCGCGCAGAAACAGCAGCATTTATCCGAACAAATCCAAAATACAAGCAAGAAATTAGATGTACTAAAAACTGCTCAATCACAGGTAGAAGAACAATTTCGAAATGGTGATATTGGAGAAGATCAATATAGAGCATTCAATCGTGAATTGGCGATTACAGAAGCACAACTAAAATCATATGACACAAAGTTATCAAGTGTAGTAGCAGACCAAACTAAATTATCTTCTAGCACAAGTGAACTTAAAACATTCTTTAGTGCAACTGGTACAGAAGTAGATAAATTCACAGATGTATTAGGAAGTCGCTTAACAAACGCTATTCGTGAAGGTACAGCTAGCGCAGACCAAATAGGTAAGGCACTAGAAATAATGGGTAAGAAAGCATTAGGTTCTAGCGCTGACATCGATCGTATGCGTAATTCATTGCGCAATGCTGATGCAGGAGCTTCATTAAAAACTATTCAGAAGGATTTAGCAAGTATAGCTAAAGATGCAGATAAAGCGGGAGATTCTGTAAATGGTTTTGGTGACAAACTAAAAGGTGTTGCTGCTGGATTAGTTGCAGGAGGTGGACTAGCTGCTACTATTCATGAAGCGTTAGAAGTATCTTCACTTAATACAGATATTGAGATTTCAATGGGTATTAAAGGCGGAGATATTGAAGCTGTAAGAAGTTCTATCAATACAGTAACAGCTGCTATCGGCGATGAAGAAGCTGCCTATGAAGGCGTTCGAAGACAGCTGACTCTTAATAAAAATGCATCTATCGAATCGAATAATGAGATTATCAAAAGTGCAGCTATGATTTCACGTGCATATAAAGAAGTTGACTTTAAAGAGCTGATTCAGGAATCACATGAAATTGGAAAAGAACTAGGTATTACCCAGAAAGAAGCATTAGGCTTAACTAATCAATTATTATCACTTGGTTTTCCTACAGAACAATTAGATATCATTTCTGAATACGGTTCACAGCTAAAAACAGCAGGCTTCTCAGCGGAACAAGTACAGGCAATCATGGCTGCAGGGGTAGAAACTGGTACATGGAATATTGATATTTTACTTGATGGGCTGAAAGAAGGTCGTATCAAGGCAGCTGAATTTGGTCAGGGTGTAGATAAAGCCATGAAAGAAGCTCTAGAAGGAACTAAGATTTCTGCGGCACAAGTAGAAAAGTGGGGGCAAGCTGTAGCAAAAGGCGGAGACGAAGGTCAGAAAGCGTTAGTCGAAATGAATACCGCATTAATGGGTATCAAAGATGAAACTAAACGTAATGAAATTGGTGTTAAACTCTACGGTACGCTTTGGGAAGAGCAAGGTACTAAGATTTCCGCAACTCTTCAAAATATGGATAAACATATGAAGACCACTGGAGAAATGACCGGCAAGTTAAAAGAGGATACGTCCAAACTTGAAGCCGACCCTGCTTATAGATTAGCGGAAGCTATGAATAAAATTAAAGAATCTTTAGCGCCAGTTTTAGCAGATCTTGCAGAAATGGTAGCCTCTATTGCCGACTGGGTAGCCGAGAACCCTAAATTAACAGCTACAATCGTAGGTGTTGTTGCAGTATTAGGAACATTAATTGGAGCATTCGCAGCTTTAATGCCAGCAATTGGTTCGTTTGTCGGACTCGTCGGTGGAGGGAGTGCCGCCGTAGGAATCCTTGGCTCTGCTTTGGCAGTTTTGACAGGACCAGTCGGTTTAACGATAGCTGCTGTAGCTGCATTAGGAGTCAGTATATATGCTGTGACTAAAGAGTTAGGTAACTCATCTATCGAAGTAGAATCATGGAAAGATAAGGTATCGGAAGGTACGGCTAAGGCAGTTGGTAGTTATTTAGATTTAGAACAAAAAGCAACAAATGCTTTCCATCAAATCGCATGGTCTGGTGAAACAGTAACTCAAGAAATGGCAACTAAAATGGTTGGTATGTATGACCAAATGGGGCAACAAGTATTGACGGAAATGCAAACGGATCATGCCGCACAACTTGCTGAACAACAGAAATTCTTTGCTGATTCGAACGCTTTAAGTACTACTGAAGAAGCTCAAATCTTAGAACGATTGAAACAAAGTCAGGCGGCTGAAGAAGTGGCTACTCAAGAAGGCAACACTCGCATCAAAGAAATATGGCAAACGGCGGCTAATGAGAAACGAGCTATTACTGAAGATGAAGCCGCTCAGATTGATTTGATTAATGCTCAAATGAAAGAAAATGCAGTGAAACACTTATCGGAATCGGAACGTGATCAAAAGTTAATCTTAGAAAATCTTAAAACGGAATCTACTGAAATTACAGCAACTCAAGCAGCTGAAGTAGTTAAGAATTCTAAGAAACAGAAAGATGAAAGCACTAAAGAAGCAGAAGACCAATACAACAAAACAGTTAAGAATGCTCAGATGCAACGTGACGAGCTTGGTATTATTTCTCAGGAGCAATACCAGAAAATAGTTGATGAAGCTGAAAAGACTAGGAATGATACTGTTAAGAAAGCTCAAGATATGCATCAAAATGTTGTTAAAGAGGCTCAGAGCCAAGCCGGTGAGCACGTAAAACAGGTTGACTGGGAAACTGGTGAAGTCAAGAGTAAGTTTGCTGTTATGAAAGAAGATACAGTTAAAGCAATTAAAGATATTGGTGAAGGAATAAGCAAAGGTTGGAATACAACTTGGACCAGTACTAAGAAATTCGTAACCGACATCGGAACTTCTGTCTCTAAAGGTTTTGGTGATATGGTTACTTCTGTAGCAAAAGAAATGGGCGAGGTCAGAACCACAATTGAAAAAAAGTGGAAAGAAGCAGAATCGTTTTTAAAAGGAGTAAAACTTGGTCAAATAGGTAAAGACATCGTCAACGGTTTGATTCAAGGTATCGGCGATATGTTCGGCGGTGTTAAAAGAAAAGTTGAGGAATTAGCTGGTTTTATTCCAGAATGGGCTAAGGATATTTTAGGAATCCATTCTCCTTCTCGTGTCATGAAACAGATTGGTTTGTGGACAGGCGAAGGTTTAGTTATCGGTTTAGATCAATCTAGCCCTAAAGTGAATAAGTCTATGGAGAACATTGGTAACGGTATTCTTGATGTATCAAAAGCTTATCAAGAGGAATACTCGAATCTAATTGATGAATTTAATCGTAAAAATGAAGATAAAAATGATAAGACTTTAGAAAAAATCTATAAAATCCAAAATAACGCAGCTAAGAAAAAACGTGCATTAACTAAACAGGAATCACAAGAAATTGCATTACTAGAAGCATCGTATCGAGATCAAAAGATGCAAGCAGAAATTAACTTTCAGAAAAAATACAAAGCCCTTGTAGAGAAATCAGAAAAAGAATATCTGGAAGTTATCAAAAACTTCATAGCTGATAAGAAGTCTCTGGACGAATTGTCGTTAATGGAAGAGGCTGCTATTTGGGAACAATCAATTGAAATGTTTGTGGAAGGCTCAAGGGAACGTATCCTAGCTCAAAAGGAATATCAAAAAGCAGTTGATGCAGTAAACAAAGAAGTTCTAGCTATTAATAAAGACTACCAGTCTCAAATGCAAAAAATTAATGATGATTTAATTAAGGCAGAGAAGGATCTAAATAAAGCGTATGATGATGAATTTGCAAAACGTGAAGCAAAATATAAAAATTTCGCAGGTACATTTGAAGCTTTCAAAGTTGAATTAAATCGCACAGGGCAAGAATTATTGGATAATTTACAAGGTCAAGTGGATGGATTTAAAAAATGGCAGGATGAATTTGCAAAGCTTTCTGGGCGCAATATCGATGATGGTTTATTAAAAGAGCTATCGGATTTAGGTGTTAAAGCCTTACCAGAGTTAGTAGCGCTTAATAGTATGACTGATGAGCAATTAACACAATACAGTGCGCTGTATCAAGAAAAAGCAGCGCTTGCACGTCAACAAGCTGAAAAAGAGCTTGTAGGTATGAAAGAAGATACGGACAAGCAAATTCTTGCTTTACGTGAAGTTGCTTCAAAACAACTTGATAAGTTAAAAACTGAATGGAGTTTAAAAATAAAGGAGCTCACAAGCACTACAGCGAGTGAGCTAAGCTCGTTACAACAAATTGGTATAGATGCCGGACAAGGCTTGTTAAATGGCTTGGCTTCTATGGAAGGACCATTAATTTCTAAAGCTCAACAAATCGCAAATGCTATTTCTAGCACCATCCAACAAGCCTTAGATATTCATAGTCCTAGCCGAGTTATGAAAGGCTTTGGCGTCAATATAGGACAGGGTTTAATAGTTGGTATGGATGAAATGATTAATAAGGTTTCTCAATCCTCACAACGGCTATCAAATGCTGTGAGCAATGTACATGGATCAATAGCTAGTAGTCGTGCCAAATCACAAGGAAATGCAAACTCTATTTCATCTTCTACAACTACTATAGATAACAGAAAAAACTTCAACCCAACAGTTAATGTTTACACGATGGAAAGTCCTGAAAAGGCAATGAACCGTGAATTGAAACGCATGGCATTTTTATTCTAGGAGGTGACGGTTTGATAGCAAATACAATCACATTTACAAATTTAGGTGGGAATGGCGATAGCGTAAATTTTGCGCCAAATCGTCATTTTCGATTAATTAACGGATTTGATTTATCGGCGTTATCTGCTACAGTCAATCAATCCCGAAGTACTAAAAATGGTGCTACTTATCAAAGTACGAAATTGGAAACACGTGACTTTGACATTGAATTTTTTATATATCGAATTTCTGAATCTATTAACTGGTATGAGGAAAAGCGACATGAATTATTTAAAGTGTTTAATCCATTAAAGAATCCGATTCGTATTGATTTTGTAACTAAAGGCGGAAAGGAATACTATATTGACGCTGAATTAGTCGCTACTCCTAGCCTTCCACAAGGATGGGAAAATGACAATAATACATGGCAAAAAGGGTTGCTCCAGTTTAATGCGAGTGATCCTTTTATTTATGAAAAAAATGAAATAAAAACAGATATTGCATTGTGGATGCCAAACTTGGAATTTCCACTCGAAGTGTTTGAAGAGGGTATTGAAATCGGGTACCGAAGCCCTTCATTAATCGTAAATGTGGAAAACAAAGGTTCTGACGACACAGGCATGATTATCCGATTTATAGCTGCAAGTCAGGTTGTTAACCCTAAATTACTCAACGTTAACACATACGAAGAATTAAAGTTAAATTTCACAATGCTTCCTGGGGATTTAATTGAAATTAGTACTTTTAGCGGAAAAAGGACAGCTATACTCACACGAAATAATGTCAAAACAAATATTTTCGGGAAAATAGATTTGTCCTCCACATTCTTGCAGTTAAGGGTTGGTGACAATTTATTTAGGTACGATGTTGACCAGGGACTTGATTATTTAGAGTGCGCAATCCTTCATCGCAACACATTGATTGGGGTGTAGAACATGATTGAATTAAATGTATTTACTTATGATTTTGAGCGCGTGGGGACGATTGAACATTACAATCACTTGTCAATTGAACGTAATTACTATAATCGTAGTGTATTAGAGTTAGAGTTAGATGCGACTGAACAAAATGTCGAGCTACTAAAAAAACACAACGTGATCACTACCACGACTAATGTCAATTACGGCTATATCATTACACAATTCCAGTATTACGATGATGAAGAAGGCGAACATATTAAAGTGTTTGCTTACTCGCTTAATCATTTATTCGACGGGCGCACAACGATAAAGCAAGAACGTTACAGTGGGAATGTCGAAACGGTAATGAAGCAGTTTATAGCAAAACATTGTATTAATACATCAGCAAATCGTATCATTCCGCATCTTGTACTTGCTGATAATAGTGGTATTGATATTAAAACCGAATCAACGACGACAGGTAAAAATTTAGAAGAGCATATCTTTGAACTTTGCCAAAAGCATGAAATAACAGTTGACGTTTTGATGAATCACGATACAAAACGTTATGAAGTTTATACGTGGCAAGGCGAGGATAAGTCAGAAGGTGTTAATGAAAACCCCGTCAAATTTAGCAAGGAATTTGAAAATGTAGCATCCATTGAATTTACGCACGACACATCTGGATATCGATCGGTTGGGTATGTAGCTGGTGAAGGTGAAGGTGATGAGCGTGAAATTGTTGTAGTAAATGACAATTTAAGTGGACTTGATCGTAAGGAAATATTTATTGATGCACGTGATTTACAGTCCGTATATAAAAATGAAAATGATGTAGAAGTTACATTAACACCGACCGAATATCATCAAACATTAACGAATCGAGGACTTGAAAAACTATCAGAAATGAAGGTTATTGAAACGTTCGAGGGTGAAATTATCGATACGCAATTTGTGTATGGAGTTGACTATTCACTAGGAGACATCGTTTCATTCCGTAGTGAGCGATTGAATCGTATTTTGCATACAAGAGTAACATCTGTACTTATCTCTGTGGATGGCAACAAGAAGATGGATTTAAAAGTTTCGTTTGGCAATAAAATTCTTACATTGCTAGATAAGATAAAGAAAGTGGTGAAAAAATGACGATATACAGTGGTATTTTTAACAGTGTCCGAGATAGCAATGGCCAAGGTGACCGTAAAGTTAATGCTTGGTGGTTCGCTAAATATTTTAGTACGTTTATTGGCAATGGTGTATTTCCGAATCCATCTACCAATTTACAAGTCGTAGCAAATACCAATATGAATGTAACCGTTAAGCCTGGTACAGGTTGGATTGACGGTTATTTTTTATATAGTGACAGCGACCATATTTTAAAATTAGACATAGCAGATGGTGTACTTAAACGCATTGATCGTATTGTCATGCGCTTAAATCACTTAACACGTCAAATAGATATTGTTGTTAAAAAAGGGACATTTGCAAGCAGTCCAGTAGCACCAATTTTGCAACGTGATACGGATTATGTAGAGCTTGCACTTGCTGATGTACTAATAAATAATGGGGCTACTCAAATTACTCAAGCCAACATTACTGACCAACGACTAAACAAAACAGTTTGTGGTATCGTACACGGCACAGTAGACCAAGTTGATACAACTACAATTTTCAATCAGTACCAAGCATGGTTTAAAGAGACTACAGGAAGAGTAGCTGGTGAAATTGATGCATGGCAAACGCAACAAAAACAAGAATTCGATGAATGGTTTGCTACAATACAAGGCATTTTAGAAGGTGATGTAGCAGCTAATTTAGCAGCTAGAATAGCTAATTTAGAGCAAACAGTTGATGATTTACAAAAAACAGTTGATACAAAGGTTGATAAGCACATCAAAGAAGATTTAGGACACGTTAGATACTTAGGATTTACTAATTCACCTAACGCATGGGTATGTACATCTGATGAAATAATATGGGAAACAGATGTCAATCCTCCAAGACCTAAAAGAGGTAGTTCTTATAGAGTATCTGCTAGTAACCCAAACTCTGGAAATATATCTCTTTCTGTGAAAAATTCAGATGGTTCTAAAGTTAGTAATTCGTATCCAGTTTTAAATGCAGACGGTTCACAAATTTCTTCAAATTCTATAGCTTCTGGAGCTGTGGTTGCTGTATCATTCAGTGGTTCGGCTTTTTTCTTGCAGGGTAGCGGAAGCGGGGTGAAAGAAGTAGTCCCTAATAATATTGTGTATGACACTCCGGGTGTTTATGTTTTCACTCCGCCAAAAGGCGTTAGCCGTATACTAGTTAGGTTGTGGGGAGCTGGTGGCGGTGGCGGCGCACGTTACAACTCAAACGGTGGTGGAGGCGGTGGCGGTGGTGCGTTCGTTTTAGGCTCTTTAGACGTCAAACCCGGAGAGATATTCACAGTTGTTGTCGGAAAGGGTGGGCGAGGCGGTCAAACTGGCTCTCATAACGCTGAGGATGGCGGTAGCTCATTTGTTCAATATAGAGGACAAACATTCTTAATGGCAGGTGGTGGTGGCGCTGGTCAATTAGGTGTATTAGGCGGTGGCGGTGGTGGTAAATATAATCAAACTGGCGGTCAATATATAACCAACGCCAAAGATGGAGTACCACTTTTCCAAGCCCCAACGCCTCCCGGTAAAGCTGTATTATTAGCATCTTACAGCGGAGGAGACGGAGGAGGTCAGCAAACACAACATGGTAATGGTGGAGGAAGTGCCGCTAATGATGGCGGTGGCGGTATAAAAGGCGAATATATAACACAGGGTATAGCTTCCATGAACTATTTCTATGATAGAGGTGGTAATGGTGGTGGTGGAGCTAACTACAATAACGGCAATCTTCCCGGAATCCCAGGCTTCGGTGGCGGAGGCGGAGGTGGTGGCGGTAACGCAGAAGATAGTCACCCAATGTCGATAGGTACATCTGGCGGAAATGGTCGTGTTCATATTTTTTGGTAACTTATAAGGAGGGCTATAGCGTGATTATTATTGACAATAAGCAAGAGCAAACAAAGGTGAAAGTATTAAGCGTGTTTTCGCTTAATGAAATTGCGGTCGAGTATGATACTAGTATTTTGCCGCAACGGGAAGATATAAAAGGCAAACGAGCCGAGTTGTTCTATGATAAAGAAACAGAAAAACTATATTACGAGTATATTGATATTCCTAAAACGGAAATTGAGTTGTTGCAAGAAGAAACCCAAAAATTGAAATTGGCAATAGCTGAATCAGCGGAAGTGCAACAACAAGATAAAATAGAAAATCAATTGGCTGTTGCTGAATTAGTAGAGACACTAACAAACAAGGAGATTTTATAAAATGGCTAAATTATATTGGGATTTAATTAAAGAGAACTTACGAACAATTGACCAAGTGCCGTTGTTGTGGCGAGAAGCTGTACAAGCATTACTTGATAAAGAAAAACAAGTAAACGCAGCATAAGCTAGCGTAATTTTTTATGTTGGAAAGATTTATAGTCTTTTTTGTTGAAATTATATTTGTTGAAATACTATGATGAGAGAAACAAATATAAAGGAAGTGTAAAAATTTATGGGAGTATTAAGTTTTCTAATATTTATTTCTACTATAGCTGGGGCATATTTCTGTGGTTCAAAAGCAGTTAAAGAAGTAAAGGGAGCTTTTGAATCTAATTTATCATAGTCAAATAATGTGACAGAAATTCGAAGCACTCTCGTTAGAGGGTGTTTTTACATTCAAATATTTTAATGCCTTCCACAGATGATGAACTGCTCCCCAATTATTAGACACTCAATCTAACAATTGGAGGTGCAGTTTTTGTATGGTTAAATTTAAAGAAAAAGTGAAATTAGAAGCTG